AATTAACCAGCTAGGATAGCGAGGATTTGGTGAGTGATAGGCCCTATTCTCATGCTCCTGTTCTACGGCCTGATCATTCTTTCATCGGCCATTCGGTCCTCCAAGCCCCCATCCTCTCCATCCTAAATCCACTGACCTAGCCCTGACCCAGTTATACTATTAGCCATGCCGGTCCTATCCAACCCCAAGCACGAGCACTTCTGCCAGCTGTACGCCCGATATGGCAATGCTACTCGTGCCTACGTCGAAGCGGGGTATGCAGCCAAAAGTGCTGATTCTAATGCTGCTATCCTAATGGGAAAGCAAAGTATCAAGGATAGGGTCAGGGAGATACAGGAGCAGGTAGCTGCTAAGTTAGCTGAGATCACGATCGGCGATCGCATGGAGCGCGTGAGGGTCTACGACGATACCTGGAAGCGCCTACGCCTGATCGCTGACGAGCGTGCCAACGACCCGGCAATGGCTACAATCCCTGGGGGCAAGTCAGGGTTCTTAGTAAAGCGTGTCAAGAGTATTGGCTCCGGCGAATTCTCTGAGGTCGTGGAAGAGTACGAGGCCGACACCTCCCTAGCTAAGGAGATCAGGGCTACGGCCCAGCAGGCGGCTCAGGACCTGGGGCAGTGGTTGGATAAGAGCGAGGTTAGTGGGAAGGATGGAGCGCCCTTCCAAATCATTATTAGTTCGGACGACGCGAGGCTTTAATCATGGCCCATCCTCACAAAGTAGCCACTGATGCAGTCGCTGAAGCTGAAGCCCTATTCCAGGAAATAGCAGATGAGCCTACCTGGATATTCGCCATGAACGAGATGGATGAAGTAGTCAGCGAGAAGTTCAATAAGGCCTTGCGGATTCTCCACTCGATACCGGATCGAATCATTGGTAAGAGAGAGGAATAGGCCCTATGGCAGACAAACTCCACTACCTCGGTGATAACAACCTAGGCCCTCGCGGAGGCGTCCTCTACCTCTTCCACTGTCCTGGTTGTGGGTACAGCCACCCCTTCGAAGTCAATGCTCCTAACGGCACAGGCTGGCAATGGAATGGCTCGCTCGACAAGCCCACCTTCACCCCCTCGCTGCTAGTGAATAAAGAAACCCCGACTATGCTTTGCCACTCCTTCGTTACGGATGGCAAAATCCAGTTCCTCAACGATAGCTTTCATCGGCTGGCAGGCAAAACTGTGGATCTGCCAGATTGGGAATAGGCCCTATGCCTGACAATTCTACCTACCCTTACATCGAGACCCGGAGCGTGGAACTCGAAAGCGGCGCAACCATTAGCGTCACTGTCGAATCATCCGAGCCCATCTCTGTTGACGACTACCTGGTGCTGAGGCAGCGCGAAGCATTGAAGGAAGCGGGGGATGTCATCGCTTCGATAGGCAATGCCTTGCGCCCACCCAACACGCCAGAGTTGGTATTGGAATAGAGGAAATAACTATGAACCGCCTCGTTCTATTACTAGCCCTCATCGTTCTATTCGTTCTCCTAGACCCTCTGGCTCTTGCCGCAGGTCTGCCATTAGGCACCTGGAACTCCCATAACGAATACTCCACGCCCTCCATGCGCCTGTGCCGCCTGGTCTATAGCCACAACCAGTGGATCGTCGAGGATCGCCTGGAAGTATACCGGGAGACTGACATAGGCCGGGTGGAGGGGCGTGCTGATACCATAGCCGAGGCCCGGCGAGTAGCTGAGCGAGTCTATGAACGCAAGCGGTATGCCCTCCCGCGCTGGACATTCACGCCGGTTAAAGTAAAGACAGTTGAGATCTGGAAGTAACCCTTAAATTATGCCTGACTTCACACGCGCTACAAGCTGCACCCCTGAGATAGCAGCTGAGATAGATAAGTGTTTTGATTACGCCCCTTGGGACGACGCAAAGATCAAGGCGGGTAAGGAAGTGCGCTACATACTTGCTGAGGCTGTGAAGCGCATTATCGATCATGTTCCTCCATGCCCCGATCGCAGTGCAGCAATTCGCAAGCTCAGAGAGGCGCGGATGGACTGTAATTCAGCGATAACTCATGAAGGGAAGTACTGAGGCAGCAGCTATGGACCTGAACGACCTGAATCTCTGGAAGAAGATCACAGCCTACATCGATCGCAAGCTAGACATTGGCTGGCTGCGTCTTGAAGCTCGTGTCTGCCGTCGCATCGCTGATCGCGGGGGTGAAGCCTTGAAAGCTGCAGCTGATGGCCTAGACCACCAAGCCGATGAGCTTGATCACCCAAGCAATAAGGTAGAGTAGCGCTGGCGTCCTAGCTCGCGCCAGGTATTGCGCCTCATATCGCGTTTCAGGGATTCGTGGGGCACTTACCGCCCATTACCAAGTTATCTCGGTAGTCTAGCGTGTTCTAATCCACGCCGATCGCCGGGCGCTGGTAACCATTCTATAGATAGTGCGCTCCAAAATCAAATCCAAGATCGAAAAGGCACGATTGGCCCGCGAGGTCAAGGCAGGCAAGTCCTCCGTTAAGGCTTCTTCAACCAAAGCTAAGGCGGCTTCTCAAGCTTCTGCCACTGCAGCCTCGCCCCTTGCAGCCCTCCCAGTTGAACTTCCCCCAACTGGTAAAAGTCTGCCCAGGCCAATTGTGCCTACTGCGCCGGTACAGCCTATCCCTCCGCCTCCTCGGGGTAAAGCTGTGCCGCCAGTAGTAGGGCCTCCCAAACCTAAAGAGCCAGCCTCCTCTAAGGGAATGGTTGAGGCCCTGTCTGCTGCATCTACTGAAACAACTGCTGATAGTACTACCCACAAGTACGGCCCTGAAGCTCGCTGCGCAAACGAGAACTGGAAGGGGCTAAGTGATAAGCAGGTAGAGGCTAACCGCCTGCTTGGATCAGCGGCTAAGAACATTCTGTTTGTTGGCGGCTCGCGCTCCGGCAAGACCTTCCTACTCGTCCGCGCAGTCTGCATTCGCGCCCTCAAAGCTGCTGGCTCACGGCACGCGATCTTCCGCCTTCACAACAACGCCATCCGCCAGTCCATCTGGCTTGAGACCCTGCCCAAGGTCCTGCGCCTGTGCTTCCCCGGCCTCAAGGTCCAGTTCAAAGAGCGCGATGGGTATGTACTCTTCCCCAATGGATCCGAGATCTGGATATGCGGCCTTGACGACAAAGACCGGGTCGATAAGATCCTCGGCAAAGAATTCTGCACCATTTACTACAACGAGTGTTCGCAGATCCCCTTCTCGTCCGTACAGGTTTCTCTAACTCGTTTAGCCCAGCGCATCGATGGCCTGATCAACAAGGTCTACTATGACCTTAACCCCTCAGGCACCTTCCACTATACCTACCGGCTATTCATCGAGCATAAGCAGGTCGATTCACTCGAACCCCTGTCTAACCCCGAAGACTACGCCTTCATGTACATCAACCCCTATGACAACGTTGAGAACCTGGCGGATGGGTATATCACAGGCGTTCTGGAGAAGATGCCCGCCGCCTATCGCCAACGTTTCCTCGAAGGCAAGTACGTCACCCAGCTCGATGGTGCCCTGTGGTCGCTCGACACCCTCGAACAATCCCGTATCTCGCCCACCGACATCCCCGATCTGGTCCGCATAGTCATCCCGATCGACCCTTCAGGAACAGCAGGGGAGCACGATATCAATTCAGACGCCGTGGGTATCGGCGTAGTTGGAGTGGATGAAAATGACAGCGCCTATCTCCTTGAAGACCGCACCGGCAAGTACTCGCCTGAACGCTGGGCACGAACCGCAGTCGAACTTTACCACCAATACCGAGCTGACTGTATCGTTGCAGAGCGCAACTACGGCGGAGACATGGTCAGGGCAACAATCCACAACGTTGACCCCGCAGTTAACGTTAGACTGGTCACTGCTAGTCGAGGTAAGGTAGTTCGCGCCGAACCCGTAGCCGCTCTCCATTCTCTAGGCAAAGTCTTCCTAGCCGGTCACTTCCCCGAACTCGAATCAGAACTCTGCAACTTCACTACAGGCGGTTATAAGGGCGATCGTTCGCCTAACCGCGCTGATATGTTCGTCTGGGGCGTCACTGAGCTGTGCAGCCGGTCTAACGTCCTAGGTTGGTCTCAGTTAATGAACGTTGCTGAGCAGGACATGAAGAATCTAAGAGAGGCAGTGCGTAATGGCAGCCTGCCGGATCCTTCGTCCCTGCCGTCCTACCAACTATCCTCCAAGTTCTCGGTTCCAGCACCTAGCGGGTCTGGAGAAGGAGAAGCTGTTGAGCAGAGCCCATTAAACCAACTTGACTCCTTGCTCGGGCTATCCCCGGCAGCCTCTGTGCTGACCGGTTTTGCCCCGACAGAGTCAACTCATCCTGTTATGGGTTCTGCTCCTCAGCCAGCTAATCAACCGGCTAACTCCTCGTTAATCATCAATCGTCCTGCAGGTCCTAACGGCTCGTGCCCTGCCTGCCAGGGGGTTTCTATCGCCAGGCTCAGCACCGGCTACCGGTGTAATATCTGCGGGGTGCAGTTTGGCGGTAACTTCTCCCCGTTATTGAGCCCTAATCGCGCTGACTTCATGAGCGGCAACTTCTAGTTCACTACTAACCAAATGATCTGGGTCTACCTCCACTCCATCTTCCTCTTCCTCGTGAGGGCCATAGTGCCTCCTCCTAAGGCTACGCCTATCAATCAAGTTTCGATTGATTCTCCGTGCCCGGCCTGTGGCCATTCCGCAGGCCGTATTCTTTGCGTACGGCGCGACGAACAAATCTTTGTTGAGCGCACCTGCCTGGTGTGTGGAGCCCGGACCTACCAAGAGACTATACTGAACAAAGTGGACAGCTCAACGCTCATACATCCGGCAGAGGACTACTTCGTCACGGCCCATCACGATTCTCTTGCCTTGCTCATTGCCCCTTCTACCCTGTCTACCCTGTCTACCCTGTCCACCACAACCAACTCCGAATCCACCAAGGGTAAAAACTAATGGCCTGGCCCAGACTTGCTAAAATAGCCCACCCTGTTCGCGCCTCTATCACGGGCCTTGGCCAAATGGCGAGCGCGATCACCCAGCTGCAGAATAGGGCCTATGCCCCCACTTCAAATCAGCTGGTGTCTAGCAGCCGATCGACTAGCATGGCTCAGACCAACGATCGTGGGGTAAGCGCCTCGATCTGGCCCCAAGCCCTGTCTCCAGTCACTGCTGTGTCGCCGGACAATACCCCGGCGATGAACTGGCCGATCAATATCGGACAGAACATCAACTACACCCCCAGGCCGGACGCTGACTTGAGCTTTGAGGATCTGAAGAACCTTGGCTCCTACGTCTTAGCCCGGATTTGTATCGAGAACATCAAAGATATCGTCAGCCGGTGCGAGTGGTCGTTTCAATTGAAGCCTAAGCCCGGAGAAGACCCCTCGTCTCATGAGAAGCGGAGCAAGGGGGACCAGAACCTCACCTACCTGAGCAAGTTCTTCGAGTCCCCAGATGGTGATCTGGATTGGCCGGACTGGCTACGTCAGATCATGGAAGACATGCTGGTGATCGACGCCGCGACTGTGCTTATCGGCAGGGTAGGCGACCCTCAGACAGGCAAGATCACCAGGCTTGATGCTGGACACGGAGAGATGTTTGCCCGCTACGTCGATGACCTGGGCCGAACTCCCCACCCGCCTGCATACGCCTACGCCCAGATCTACAAGGGCTTGCCGCGCACCAACCTAACTACCAACCAAGTTTTATATAAGCCCCGCAATATCGTTGCTCGCAACACAGTCTCCAGCTATCTCTATGGCATGAGCCCAACTGAGCAGTCCTGCGACGAGATCAAAGCCGGAGCTTATCGCCTCAAGTCAGTCCTGGCCTTCTACGAGAAGGGGTCGGTCCCTGGGATCCTGCATATCGTGCCTATGGGCGTGGGGGCTAAGCAGATCGCTGACCAGATGCGCTCGATCAACTCCCAATTAGCCGGTCAGTTAGAGAAGCGTCGTCAGATCCAGATCATGCAGGGCTTCCGCCGACCGGACGAAGGCACTGAGCAAGTCATGGTCCTCCAAGACCCGGTCCTGGCCGATGCCTTCGATGAGCAGCATATCCGGCGCATCTGCTTTGCTTATGGCTGCAGCCCCCAGCGAATGATCAAAGCTCTCAACCGGGCAGCTGGTGAGCAGCAGCAGGAGTCGAGCGAAGAAGAAGGCTCCTATATCTGGATCGATGCGGCCAAGTCCCTCGTCGATCGCCTCATCCAACGATACATGGGGTTCGCTGACTACGAGGCCGTCCCCGAGCCCAAGCAGGAAACCGATCCGCAAGTCGAAGCTCAAACCACTAACCTCAAGGTCAGCTCAGCCCAGATGACCATTAACGAGGGCCGTAAGAAGCGTGGAGAGGAGCCGGATCCTAACCCTATCGCCGACAAGCTGGGCTTCCTAACTGCTTCCGGATTCGTCCCACTCGACCACATGGAGACGATGGCAGAGGCAGGAGCAGACGCGGCAGTGGCCGGGGCGAAGAATGCAGCTAACCCGCCTGAATTGACGATCGCTAGCATGAAGCACGAGGCCGATGCCAAGGCTCAGGCCGAGGGTAACAAAGGTAATTTAAGTGGTGGCAAAGTTGACCAAAAGCCAAAGACAGAGAAAGCGGGAGCAACATCGGCAAGCAAAGGTCTTCGAGGCCGATTTGCGAAGATCTCCGGAGAATCCGGTATTGATCTTGAATGGTTCACTAAACGGTATAACCCTAATGAGCCCAGGGACTGGCATGGGCGATGGACCGACTCATCTAGCTCTTCAGGCCCACAATCATTATCCGATCGACGATCTGGACGTTTAGCCAGCTCTGCCCCAGGCCGGTTGACTCGCTCAGAACGCGCCAGGCTCTCGCACAAGCCCTCGACGTTTTCTAAGCAGCTGATTGCCGACCACAGCGAGCAGCACCTGTCCAAAACCTTGGGCATCCCCAGGACCAACGACAACTCGCCGTTCGATCTCCAGAACCGGCACGTCGGGATCGAGGTCAAAACGATAACCGACAACTCGAATAACAAGCTGACTATGCACCCCGAATCCCTAGCCAGGAAGCGTGAAGCTGCCAAGGCTCTGGGGATCAAGGCGTTCACTGTGGTTATAGACCGGCGCGGAGAAGAGCCTGCCTACTTCTACAGGGAGGGCCTGGGCAGCTTCCATTTACACCTGATGACTAAGGCGTCGTCGATTGAAGAGCTGAAGAGCAAGCTGGGCTAAGCTCGCGCCTAAGTTATAGAAACCTGGCAGTGGTGACCTCCATGGAAAAGGACAGCACAGAATCTTTGGGTCGAGAAGCCGCTTTGGACCGCGCCTCTGAGGAGCGCAGAGAGAATGCAACCCACGCGGCTACCCAGCTGCTAGCTGATACGGCCCGCGCTGGAGATCACCAGATCGTAGAGGGGCAACAGCGTGACCGCGTAGTCGCTGGACAGCGCAAGGTCAACATGCTGTGGGAGTACACCCAATCCACGATTGCTATTAGCGTAGTTATTGGCAACCTGATTGTTGGGGTTGGTGTAGGACTTGGTATTGTACCTGGTCCTCACGAGGTACCTCCTATGCTGACCAATGCCCTGTTTCTAGTTGTGGGGTTCTACTTCTCCCGTACTAACCATGCGGCTATTGGGGGGATTGGGGCCAAGCCGATGGATGAATATCGGGGGAGATAACCAAACCCTTGGTAGGCGGCTAACCGTTAGTAGTTAGTAAAAGGAATAAGGTGAGCATTATGGCGTTGGAGCTGATCATCAATTTGATTATCTGGGTCTCGGTTATGGGCCTGATCTGGTGGCTGCTGATGACCTTCGTGATTGCAAAGCTGCCTGAGCCGTTTAAGACTATGGCCACCATTCTACTGGTGGTGGTGGTTATTATAGGGCTGCTTGGGTTCGTGGGTTACGGACCTACATCAATAAGGCTGTACAGGGCGCATTAGCCAGAGCTGACTAAAGCCTACTAGATACAGGGGACAGGGAGAACTAGCCAATGACACGCCAGCAGTCCGCTATTCGTTCGTTTGTCTGCACGCTTATTCCCAGAGCTAGTCGAAGGCTGGGCCTGGCCTGCCTGCTAGTAGGCTTGTCAGCATCGGCTCAGCAAAGCGTTACTATCCGGCCAGGGGATAACGGTAGAACTATCTCAGTAGCCCCCACGTCAGATACTGGAGTCGCTTACCTGCCCAAGCTCAGCAATAGTGTGGAGCAGTGGCAGGTTACTGTTATCTGCCAGGGGTCCACGTACGCGTGTAAGGTGTACCCGCAAACTGGGGCTGAGATTAACAATACTAGTTACTACCAGATAACAGCCGGTGGAACGGCAGTTATTAAGAACCGGGGGACTGACTTTAGGGTTGTTGGAGCTGAGGTTAGTAATGATGGCCTGGCTACGAATGTGCCGGGTAGCCTAAACGTAGCCGCTACGATACTTGGCAATTTTACGGTAGGATCGCCTGGGGCAGGGCAAACTGCACTCCCATCGGCAGCATCCGCGTCAGGCAAGATATACAGTGTTGTAGATTGCGAAAGCGCATCTGCATGTACGACGGGGGGAGGGTCAGTCCCGGCCTTCCTGCGGTCGAATGGATCGACTTGGGCGCTCGCTAGTGGCGGCAGCACAACTACGCCTCTCCCAACTCCAGGTTCTACCTGCACCTTCACTGCCCCATCATCATTTTGCATCTGCACCACAACCTGCACGGTAACAGTTCCCGTTCCGGCAGCGGGTTATCAGTTTTGCGCTTGGAACGATACTAATGTGAGCACAGCGATAACTCTATCCGCCATAGGTACATCAGCGATGTACGAAAACACGGCACGCACGGCCTATGGAACTGCTGGCACGGGAACTTTTACCGCTACCGCAGCGCTGGGGAATTCGGTGTGTTTGGTGGGTCGCGATGCCACCCACTATCAAACAGTATCGTTTGTGGGAACGTGGACGGCCAACTAAATGACACGCAGAGAGTTTACGAAAACGGCGGCGGGGTTGATTGTTCCGGCATCCCTTGGGGCGCAAATTCGCACTCCAGTATTGAATAGAAAGCAGTCAGGGAACCGGTACTACATCGACCCGATTAATGGGAGCGATGGGAACGCCGGAACGTGGGCATCTCCGTGGCAGACAACCTCCGGCGTTACATTGCCTGGATCGGTGTTTCTCAAGGCTGATGCTGTGTCGCCATACAAGCAAGTCATCTATGCGGACAACTTCACCGGAACCGACAACACCAACATTACAGCACACACACCCACACCCAATATGCCCGGTTCTGGTTCGTGGGTAGCCCAGACAGGCGCGTACAAGTTGTCCAGCAATCAACTTGTCGCCACCACGGGTGGAATTCTGCTTACTGATCCGGGTAACAGCCACTACGACGTGGATATTCGGATGGATTTCTTTTGCCCGTCGTCTCCGACCGATGGCATTGGGATTTTCTTCCGCTACGCCTATCCTAATTACCTATTCCTGTGGATAGTCCCAACTGCATCCCATCAGATGCAGTTGTATCAGGCCACGCCTTCATTGACACTTCTCAAAACCATCGTAATCCCCGATATCGCTAACGGGTGGCACTCGCTGCGGGTGCTCACCTACGGAAACCAGATTATTGGGTGCTTGGACAACAACCCAGATTTGACGCTAGATAAGTATTTCAATTTCAACCCCACAGTCACCAAGATCGGCGTGCGATGGGGCTCGATGGCGGGATTCATTGTTGACAACCTTACCGCATCCGTGGCGAGCGTGGAGTTACCTCCCGTACAGCCAACAATCACATGCGCTAACGCCTCATCCCCACTGACAATTACGACGTATGATGGCTCAGGAGAGCTAGTACATCCCTCCGTCGTCTACGTCCCAGGAGGATGGAATGGCCACCCGTATTGGTTTGCGGCAACGCCGTATCCTAACTCCAACTATATTTATGAGAACCCATCTATTTGGTACAGCGACGATGGGAACACTTGGACGGTCCCCGCGGGCCTGACTAATCCGATAGTGGCTTATCCCGGCGCGGGGTTGCTCAATTCGGACCCGGATTTGATATTTGGACCGGATGGTTTTCTATACTGCTTTTACAGGGCCGGAACGACAGGCACCGGGTGGAATCAAATCCTCTACAAAACATCATCCGATGGCTCGACGTGGAGCACTGCGACAGTAGCGATTGACGACCAAACCAGCCAGGGCAGCTTATTGTCTCCCGGATTCGTTTACCGTAATGGCGTCTGGTATGCGTGGGTCCGCGACCAAAACGGAAACGTTAAGCGGTACAGTGGGGCCACCCCAACCACGATGACGACCATCGCCATGTGTACGTTCGACACGATGGGAAATTTCTCGTCGGATGGAAACGGGAATACCGTATGGCATCTTGAGGTGCGGTGGAATTCGTACCGCAACGTATACTCCATGGTCGCAGTGACGTTAGTCAATTGGTCGCTCCGGTACGCAGAGAGTGTTGATGGCCTGCACTGGGTCTGTGGCTCAACCGCTTTTCTTGCTCCTACAGCATCCGGCCATTCGTATTTTGATGATTATGAGCTTTACCGGACGACGTTCCTCCCGACACCAACCGGATTGGATCTGTGGTATTCGGCTGAGAACCAGAGTGGCCACTGGCACGTCGGGCGCACAACTGCCACGTTCAGCTAGTTTCAACCCCCTACTCCTCGGGGAACTGTAGGAACTCTAAATGTTTCATTCCGTTACCTAATCTAACTAAGTGAGCTACGAAGTCTCCAACTCGACCTCAAGCCTAGGCCAGTTCGCCTCTAACCAAGGCTACTCTAACCTAGCCCGGTACATCCTTGCCCACCGGGATACCTACCCAAGTCTCACTCATCTAATCCAGAGTGGGGCTACCAAAGCTGTTGACGACTGCATTACCGAGTTGGAAATACTCGCTGAATCCTGCTCTAACAAAACCACTGCAGGTACCGCCACTATCCTAGCCAAGCTGATACAGGGTCAGTCCGTTATTGCTATCACAGACGGCGATGAGCAGCCCTCTACCGATGACAGCTACTCAAGCATGCCGGTCTCTCCAGGACTTACAGGTCTTACAGGGCTCAGCCTGGACCTGCACCGGATAACTACTCAACTAGACCTATCCAAAGTCCTGCGCAACCCTGGACACCTGCGCAACCTTCTGCGTGATTTCGCCTCCTCGCAGCGTGATAAGCTGGTTTCTACACTTGAAACTATAGGGCCTATGCCTTCCAAGTCTGAGGCCCTGGCGGCGATCGACGATCTGGACTGGAGCCCTTTGCCGGACAAAATCCAACCCCATCTGAGGGACATGGCAATTCGCGGGGGCCTTGAAGCCCTGGAGAGTATGGACGACGACTCGATAGCAGGCAAGAAGGATGTGTTTAACCGCTCGGTTGAGGTTAGCCGCAGCCGCGCTGCCTCTATTGTTGGGATGCGCTACTACCGGGGGAAGCTTGTACAGAACCCTGATGCTGAGTTTGCTATTAACGTCACGGCGAGCAAAGAACTGTCTGAGATCGTGAACAAGGCGTTTGCTGAAGGGGATCAGGCTAATCTAGGTAAGCTCCTGGCTGAGGCGAAGTGCTGGTCCCCCTCTCGCCTAAACACCACGGCTGATACTGAGACTGCACGAGCCAAGCATGAGGGGAAGGTGGAGGGGTTCAGAAGCTCAGGGGTAGAGAAAGTCGAGTGGAGGCTGAGCAAGCGCTATCACTCCGGCAAATCGAAAGGCGAATCCAAACCTTGCCTGTGCCCTACCTTAGCCAAGAATAGCCCCTATGATATCGATGATGTTCCGGATCTGCCGCACCCTAATTGCGATTGCACCATAGGGCCTATAAGCCAGTAATAAAAGACACGAGGTAACTGAGGTACCCATGCCCTTCGACTTAATCAAATCCTTCCCCCTGACCAAGGTCTCTGAGGAGAACGGTCGCCACGTCGCCTATGGCGTAGTAACCGCCCAGGTCCCTGACAAAGATGGCGAGATCTGTATCTACGCAGATACCAAACCCCATTACCAGTCCTGGGCTGATGCCTCCATTCGCGCAACCAAAGCCGCTGGCCAGGAAGAGTCGCTGGGCAATATCCGGCTCCAGCATGGCATGGAGATTGGGGGCAAGGCCACGCGCCTGGACTTCGATGACGCAACCAAAACCACTTATCTAGAGACCGAGCCGGTCTCAGATCATGTCTGGGGAATGCTCAAGCGCGGAATCCTCAAGGGCTATTCTCACGGCGGGAAGTATCTCTACCGGCGCTGTGCTGAGTGCAATACCGACATCGCTGAGAAGGGGTCGAGGCACTGCCCGAACTGCAATAAGCAGGTCTACGTTAACTACGCAGCGGAGATCTACGAGGTCAGCTACGTTGATTCTCCCTGCTTGGGCCATGCGACCTTCCAGTTTGTTAAGTCCGATGGGTCGAGTGAGGTTAGGAAGTTCGACGCTAACTCGAAGATCGAAGCCGAACCCGCTAAGCCCCAGACCCAGCCCCAGCCCCAGGTTCAAAACGTGTTCGTGCTGAATCCGGATCTGTGCGCCAAGTTCCTAGCTGGCCTCGCAGTCACCCCGGTTGCTAAGGCGGATTCGCTACGGGATTATGAGGTCTTTGGGGCGTTGGCTAAGTACTCTCCGGACCAACCCCGCGATGATAGCGGCAGGTGGGCAGCAGCTACTACAGCCGCCATTCGCACCAGCAATCGACCCCGCTACTCTCACGAACAGGCAATCTCAGCCCTCAACACAGCAGTCGGCGCTCATGAGCAAGCGGCCCAAGCCCACGAATCCAAGGGTAATACGCGTCGTGCCAAGTTCCACAGGAGCCAGGCAGCGCTCCTGCGCACCCGAGCTGAAGCCCATGCTCAATCTATAGAAGCTGGTAAGATCAGCGCCCAGGCAGCTCAATCCAAGAGCCCTGTTGATCACAACCGGGCGGGCCTGGCTCATCAGCAGGCTGCGGTAGCCCACGACCGGGCCAATAACCTGCGCCGGGCCGGGGAAGAACGAGCGATCGCTGGCGACCACGACCCCAAATGGAAGCGTAGGCTAGGCACTGCGATCATGGCAGTAGGCGCTATCCGCGCCCTCAACGCCGCTGTCCCTACCCGGATGAAGCAGGAAGCTGCCAACGCCGGAGCAAGGGCCGCTGGCAACGCCTGGAGAGCAGCCAGAGGGGCTACAGCAGGGGCCTGGTCTGACCACAAAGCCAAGGCTGGGGCTAGGGCTCGCCGTGGGGTCAGCTTCCCGCGCCAGCTACCTGCAGGCAGCGCCATCGCCGGTCTGCTTTCCTCTGGCAAGTAAGGAAGGCAAGTAAGGAAGTAAGGAGCCCCCAATTCAAATGCTCGAATCCTTAGCCAAATACGCGCCCGACCAGCCCCGCGACTACCACGGGCGCTTCTCTACCTCGGATGCCGCTCGCGCTACCGCCATGATTCATGCCGATCGCGCCGTGGCCTACACCCACATTGCTTCGCGCCCATCGGCCACGTCCTACTCTGCTAAGCTCGCCGCCGAATCTCACTTCAAGGCAGCCCGAGCCCACGACTCCGCCTTTGAACGCATCAAGTTCGATGGCAACCCGGAGGACGCGGAGAAATACCGGACCAAAGCCCAATACCATCGCCAGCAGCAAGAGGCCTTCAATCTCTCTGTTAATGCTCGCAAGGCAACCGAGCGGGCCTACTCAACTGAGCGCCGGGGTGGGAAAGGTGCCGATTCCCAAGCCGCCCAGGACCACGCGGTTGCTTCCAGGCTCCATTCTGAAGCTGCTAGCCGCCATGCCGAATTAGGTAATAACGAGCTAGCTTCCAGCCACAACGCTATTGCCAGCGAGCACCGGCAGGCCAAGCGTTCGAGTAAGCGCCGGGCAGTTACCGGGGCCGTTAGTGGGGCTATCGCGGCCTTAGGTATTTCTGCTACCATTCGATCTGGCACAAAAGATTACGTTCAAGACAAAGTCAAGTCGGCCATGGACGAAACACGGACCAGGGTTGACTCATTCTTTGCCCGCCAGAGAGAGCAACGGGCAGAAAGGACTAAAGCCAAAGAGAAGGCTCAGGCTGAGCGCTGGTCGAAGCGGTTTCACCAGACAAAGCTGCCTACGGCTTCGAGCAATCTCTACACCGCCTCCTCAACAGGAGAAACCACGGGGGTCGTGGTCAGGCCAGCCCCCAGGAGATTCCAGCGGGCAATTGAAGCCGCTGGCTCAGCTGCAAGCGCTGCAGCTTCAGTGGCGGGGGCAATCGTCCAGGTGCCTAAGCCTGGAAGGCCGCTCCCCAAGCGCAGGCGGATCGCAGGCGCGTGATCGCAGGCATCAACCGACATCCGTACAGGTCCATAGGCCCTATTCCCCAGTTAGCCGATTAACCGATGAGTCAAAAGGGCCAGTCTGATTCCGAAGTGAAGTAGAGAATTAGTAGTAGTAGTAGTCGTATTGTTCGATTGAGCGGCCCAGCCGCACTGTAACTTTAAGGGAGAATTTCAAATGTCCAAACTGCTCAGTATCGTAGCGGCCAACCAGGATGATTTTTGCGATTACCTGGGAGTAGCCGCTAAGTTCCACAACGGCACGGCTGCCGCGCTCACCAAAGCTGCCGAGCTGTTCACCAACCTGTCCAAGGCCAGCCAAACCACCCAAGCCTTCTATGACGCTATCGTGACCAAGGCAGCATCCGGCCCCGAGCAGGATCTGGCCAAAGCCCAGGCGGCGCTATTCAAGACCTCTGGGGAATCTCAGACTGCGCTCGCGACGGTCTTCACCGACTTGTCCAAGGCCGCTACTGAAATTGGCACGCTGTGCAAGGCTGCCAGTGAGTACGATGGTTCCTGTGACGATGACGAAGACGACGACGACGACGACGAGGAAGTGGAAGCCGCAGATACCAGGAAGTCGGCGAAGACCCCGATGAAGGAAGCGGCTAAGGCTGCCAAGGCCAAAGGCTCTAAGGCGGCTAAGGCTGCAGCGGGAGCTGGAGCTGATGGTGCCGGTGCGGGGACTGGGGCTGGTGAGTCTGAACTGGCCAAAGCCCTGGCGAGCATTAACACAACCCTGACCAACCAGAACGCCCTGCTCACCAGTATGGCCACGCGGGTGGATGCTGTTGAGAAAGCGGCTGGCAAACCTCCGGCTGCGGTTAATGGCGCGGCGGGGGCTGCTGGAGCCACTGGCAAGGATGGAGAAGGCGCTGATGGCGTCCAGAAGGGTGCAGGCGCTGGAGCGGGCGCTGGCGACGGCAAAGGTGACAAGGGCGCAGGTGCTGATGGCAAGCTGATCGAGCGTCCGGCGCACGAGGACCCTCTTGCCAAAGGGGCCAGGCACGCTGCTGTTATCTCCGACGACGACACGGGGCTCTGACAGTAAGCAAGGCAATCGGGCCAGCAGGCAATCAGGCCATCGGGCCAACAGGCAATCAGGCAGTCAGTATTATCAGTTAGCAACTTGAAATTGGCCGCGCCCTTGTCGCGGCGCGAGTCTCACAGAAAAAGGGAGAATAATCCAAATGCGAACGTCAGTTATCGAAGGTATCAACTACCATGGACTTCGGGCCGCGACTTATGAACTAAACAAGGCCTGGAAGACTTCTCAATCGGAAGGCCGCTTGCGCAAGCTCGAAGCTTTCCAAATGCCGCCGATCATTCCTCGCGGCGACCCCAACTCCCCCGGCTGGGAGGAGAAGGTTCAGAAGTTCCTGCAAGACCAGCAGGAGCGCAAGGCTATGGCTAAGTCGGTTATGGCCAACATGATCAAGGCCCATCACCCGACTCCGCTCGACCTTGCCAAGGCTGGAGGAGTGAGTTCGTCCCTCGGTCTCAACTTCTACGACCTGCGCGGCCCGGTGCGTATGCTCTTCCCGCATAACACCCCCATGCGCAACCAGATCCCCCGGCCTTCTCGCGTTAACGATGGCGTCGGTGTGGCGGCAACCTGGAAGGCCAACCGCAACGTTGGTTCCACCTATGGCGGAGCTAGCGAGGGCAATCGCGTTGGGCGCTCGACCCCCGATGCGATCGACTACATGGCCAAGTACAAAGAGCAGGGCGTTGAGCGTGGTGTCACATTCACTGCGCAATTCGCCGGAGAAGGCTACGCCGACCACCTGGCCGACGAGCACATTCGTGGCTTGCTCTCCCTCCAACTGCAGGAAGAGGGCATGATCTGGCACGGCAACTCCGGTAACACCTCGGGCGGCACTGGCTATCGGCTGGGCACTGCGGCAACCCCCACGGGCGCTGTCGCTACGACCCGGTCGGCTGGATCGGCGGGCAACCTGGGTGCTATCGCGGGCGCTGACTTGCCCTACGCTGCAGCCCTGACTACCTCCAGTTACGTGTCCTGCGCTGTTGTCTTCCTGACTGCCATGGGCAACCCCCGGAACAGCCAGTATGGTTACGGCAACCCTCCCTCGATCGCCAATGGCCTGACGCCTACCAGCCGACGCCAGAACATCGACGGGTCTGCTGATACCATTGCGGGCGGCACGAGCAAGATCTCGGCCCTGTCCGCTGTTACCCAAGCAACGACCGGTAACCTCTGCGTGAAGTTCACGGTCGCGGCCTCCTCGATCCCCAAAGGCACCTTTGGCTACGCCTGGTACGTTGATGTCGAGACCTCTAACACAGGTACTCTCGGCTCAGCCAAGCTCGCCGGTATCACCACCACGCCTTACTGCTATGTCTCTGGAACCCCCACGGGTACCCAGCCTGGCACGGCAGTTGGCCTCGACACCGACAACTCCTATAACTCGCTCGACTTCGATGGACTGTTGGCCTACTCCGCCGTGACTGCTGGGGCTACCTGGCTCGACATGGGCGGCGCGACCCTCACTTCCCAGAAGAATGGTCGCATCACCGAGTTCGAAACCATCCTCCAGTCCATCTACGACCAGTACCAGGCTGGCGTCGATGAGATCTGGTGCGATACGATCGCTGCCGAGTGCATTGACCAGGCGGTCCGCTACTCTGGTGCTTCCGCTACCGGCTACCAGGTAGTCATGCGCCGGGACGAACAAGACAACCTCCTCGGCGGCTTTGTGGTATCGGGTTACAAATCGCGCTTTGCCACCAACAGCCCGACCGGCGCCAATGTCCTGCCTATCCGCATCCACCCGATGATGCCCGCAGGCACCTGCTACTTCAACTTGACCCAGCTGCCTTACCCGACGACGCGTGCGCCCTACGTCGCGGGCATGCTGGTTCAGCGTGACTACTACTCGATTGAATGGCCCCAAGTGTCTCGCGAATGGCCGTTCGGCACTTATGTCCACGAGGTTCTGGCCCACGAGATGCCGTGGATCCCGGCTGTTATCACCGGTATCGGCGCATTCTCGGCCCCGGCGTAGACCCGTGGCCCAGGCTGAGGGGTTAGCCCGCATCATTCGTACCACGGCGAACGGTGGGGCTGACCGCTCTTGGATAAGCCAGAGGAAGCAAGGGACCTCTGGCTTATTCCTAACCCTCTGGCCTTGCGTACAACCGGCCCTTGCTTTCTCGAATAAGTACTTAGCGATGAGTGAAAAAGAGTAGGAGCATAACTAATGCCTTTTGACACAGTCAACTACACCAAGACTAACCCGCAAGTGGGCGTCGATCGCCTCAATGCCCTCGAAGCCGCTATTGTGGCGGATGAGACCGAGACACTGAAGCGCACTAAAGCCATTACTAACACAGGCGTCAACCTGGTGGACATCGCCCTGCCTGCTGGAGCGGTATTCAACGGCGAGCTGACCTGGGGAATCGAAGCCAATGACGGCACTGACTACCAGGCGTTCTTCGGCATCAGTACGGTTACGGCTGTTAACAAGGCTGGGACGATCACAAGCACGGTCACGTCGCTTGCCGGTGTCCAGTCCAAAACAGTTTCCACCGGTACCCTCACTATGGCCTTAACGGTCGTCAATGGGGCTTCGAAGATCACGCTGGTGTTCACGCCAACCACGTCGTTGACGATCACAACCACCACCTTCCGCGTGTTCTGGCGGCTGGTTAACTACAGCACCCAGACCGTTACTGTTCTCTAACCTAACCTCGCGCCGGTGTTGAGCCGGTGTTGAGCCAGGTGGGATTTGATTGAGGAATAGGACCTATGGCTTTCGACTTCACCCCGAACACTCTCATAGACCTAACCGACGTGGATACGGTCAAGGCAATGATAGGGTGCACTACGCCCGCTAGTACCAGGGGGGATTCGGCTCTGCAGCTCACTATAACCTCAGTCAGCCTGGAGTGGCTCAAGCTGACCGGCCACGCAATCGATGGGGATGTGCCTGCTGCATCCCCCTTCGTACAACCTGTTGCCTACGACGAGTACTATGACGGGCCGGGCTCAGACACGCTGTTCCTCCGCACCTGGCCTATCCGTTCGATCACGAGCCTGGGCGTCAATGGCCGGGATATTGACCCAGCCACGGATGTCAACAGCGCAGGGTATATCATAGATCCTTCGAGGCGATTTCTGACCAGCCGGGGATCAGTCAAGCGGTATGGAACCCCCGCACCGCTGTTTGCTCCAGGGGTGCAGAATATCCATGTGGTTTCAGTTAGAGGGTTCGCAAGCGTTCCCTTGGATGTAGTTAGGGCTGTGAGCGAGATGGTCGTGATGGACTTGAATCGATCGCCGATTGCCGGTATCACTTCTCAATCTGCTGCTACTCCTGGCCGGTCTGGGAGTATGAGCTTTGACTGGCGGTTACCCAAGCGAATCACCGATGTTATCGACTCCTATACCTGCAGGGCGGTCACTTAAACCCATGCTTAAAGACAGCGTAACTGTGCATGAGGCCGTGGGGTTGCTTAACTCTGCTCTAGAAGCGGATCCAGCAGCAGTCTCTGCGCTAGTCTCTACCAGAGTTCCATGCAACGAGCTTCTGGCCCTTCACCCCACTATCCAGGCTGGATGCGGGCCTGTTATCGCCGGTCCTAATGTTGGGCTGCTTGGGGTATTGAACGGACTGTTTGGGGTGGACGACAAAGGTTATGGCGCTATTGAAGCCGTCGTGGAAGCAGATGGTACAGTAACCGCTTTTAGGGTGCGATAACTATGGGCTGCAACCTCTTCGATCGCGTGTTCGGGATGATCAACCAAATGATCCTCAACACCCACCCCATCGATCTGATACTGCGCCATACTGGAACCGCCGACCGCAATCTGAAAGGCCTGCTGCAGGAGCCGCCTATGCCCGAGGATCAGATCCCAGGCTCTACCCCCGGCACAGCCAACATCCGCGTGTGGATCTCCTACGTGAACCTCTTCCCCCTGCCCACTGTAGGGGACCAGGTGATTATCAACTCAGTAACCTACCGGCTAGACCGGCCTGACGTACAGCTGGATGGCCTGGGGGCAGTCCTGGTACTGCGCAAAATCTCGACCGTAAGTTAACCATAGGCCCTATGCTTAATCCTGACACTATCGGAGCCCGAATCGTAGAGGCCTGGCAGTCTATCCCCGAGGTCACTAACGCTGGGGTCCGCGTCACTTACTTCAACTTCCAGGCGGGCACAGATTTGCCGCTAGCCCAGCGTATCTACCAGATGACCCCTCCTGAGATCGTAGTCGCATTCGACTCTCTCAAGATGGGTAATTACAGCGGACAGTCTCTCTGGAGATTTGCGTTTGGGGTATACGTACGAACCACGGTGCAGGCCTACGGGCAGTTATGGTGGTGGCTGCTCAATAAACCTGTGCTGTCAACCTCTCTCAATATCAGGCAGCTGGAGCTTTTGCCTGATCTTGATCTGATTGAAGTTACCCAGGTTAACCACTCGATCGACGAGAATAAGCAGGACTACTTCGTCGGTCAGTTACAGATGTTTCAGCTGGGCGATGATGCCTAGCTAGGACCTAAAGTTCAGCAAAAGTTCAGCAAAAGGAAAAGGTAAACACTAAAATGGCCGATATCACCCCCAAGACAAGCTCAAAGAGCGAGCCGCCAGCACCCCCGGCCCCCAAGGTCACGATCTGGCTGCAACCCCCAAACCTGGCCCTAGCGCCAGTAGAGGTGGAGTACCTGCCTAACAACGCTGAGTGCATCAAGATGATGGCGCAAGGGTACAGCCAGGTGCACCCTAAGTAGCAAGTAACCCTGCGGACAAGCAACCCTGCGAAAATAAGAAGTAAGCAGCAGAACCCAGTCCAGTGTTCTAAGAAATGGAGACTAACTAATCATGCCAACTCGCATTCAGGCCCTAGGCATTGGGCTAGGGATCAACAAACAAACCGACATCGCGACCTTAGCCGGGTCGCCCACCTTCATGAAGATCCGGAAGCTTGATACGGGCTTCTACACCGCTGACTACCAAACAGAAGACGACGCCGACGAGATCGGCAAGGGGACAGAGTTCATCAGCCAGGGCGGCGTCTTCCCTGTGCAGTACGACTTCATGGGCGATATTAACAAGTATGGCTCGGCTGAATTCACAGCTTGGGCCTGGGCTTACGCTCTGGGCAACGTCGCCTACGCCAGCACTACCTACACGGTAACTCCAATCAACCCATCTACCACTATTGAGCTGCCCTACTTCCCGATCGTGCAGCAGTTGAACGAAGGCGGATCGGCGGCTGTCGATGAATTGCACTACGGGTGCATGATCGACTCGGTAACCACTTCGTTCCAGTCAGGCACTGGTCGTAAGTCTGTCTCGACCAACTGCCGGTTCCATGGCTCAGGCAAGCTCCTGACCCCCTCGGCGATCGTGCTTCCTTCTACTGTCCAGACCGAGAAGTACATGCTCGCCCCCAGCATGTCGGCAACAATCATCGGCACAGATTACGTGGCGGCTAAGACCCTGGTCAACGGCTCGATGTCGTGGAACAACAACCCGCTGCTCGACGACGGCTACTTCCCCGGCTCCGGCACCCAGAACAGCGCCTCCATTCGCGGCAGGATCGAGTGTGGAGCCCGCAGGCCAGCCTTCAACTTCGAAGTCCGCATGAAGAACAACTCTCCTGAATATGCGGCTCTGCTAGCCCAGACCTCAGGCACTGTGGTCATTACCCTGACCTTCGACGCAACCCACTACGTTACCTGGACCTGGCAGCGCGTCTCCTACAAGGCAGTAACTCGCGGAGACCATAACGGCATCGCTACCGTGCGCGTCACTGGCGCTATCCAGGAAGACTCGACCAATGGCGTACTGACCATCACGTCGAAGAACGGCCTGGTCGGAATCGCGGCCTAGAACACTAGCCCCGGCGAATTCGCGATAGAATAGGGCCTATTCCTCATGATCGACTTCAACATTATTGTCCAGTCCCCACGGATGAAGACTTCGAAGCTCGATCTCTCTCCAGTAGCGGACGCTTTGGTTGAGTCGTCGAGCAATCGTATCCTTCGGGGGTACAACATCCTCGATCAGCCATCGCGTCCGCTTTCGCTTGCCTACGCAGGCAGGAAGGCCAAGGCGGGGGCAGCACCCATTCGCAACTGGTCCAATACCAAGGCCCTGATGCAGAGCTATGGGGTTAAGGACAACTCCGGCAACTCAATTACTATTGGGTGGCCCAAGGACCAGCAGCAGAAAGTAGCCTGGAACGAAAAGTACGATCACATGGCAGGCCTCTCGCCGAACGATCGGGAAGCGGGTAGGCAGGCGGCGGATAATGAAGTCAGAAACTACCTGAGCGATCTCTGGTAGCGTATTACCCCAAGACTAGAAAGGACAATTGGTTATAACCGTGGAAGACCAAACGACAACAACTCAAATTCAAACCAGACCCTTTGCGTCGATCAGCCCTGCATCGGCCAGCCCAGCTCCGGCCAGCAAGGCAGCTCCGGCCCGCAAGCTCTTTAACGCTAACGAACCCTTCTCGATCAAAATCATCTCGGGTGGTGACAAGACCTGCGATGTCCGCTACCCCTCCGACCTGGAGCTATGCGAGCGCACGCGCAAGCAGAAGATGGTCCGGAAGAACCTGGGGCGGGGTAAGTCGGTGCCCATGACTACCCGAAGCGAGCATGAAGACGCCCGCTTATTCGAGAAGATCCGGCTCGACACAGACGGCCCCGAGTTCGATGACGCCGACGCAGCAGAGGTAATCGGGCGCTTAGACTTAGCGACGGTGCAAGATGTTACCCGGAACGCAGATGGCTACCTGGTAACATTGAAGGCCATGCGCTACACGACCACGCACACCCTTGGCGTGCCGTACCGCCACCAGGCCCTCGAACACGAGCGATCATCGGTATTTCGCCAGAACGATAACAAGCTCGAAGTCCTGAGGATCGCGCTTGAGCCCTCGGGCGAGTTATACGACAAGCTGATCAAGTCCACTACCGGGTACGCGCCTGACTCGCGGGTGCCGATCAACCACAAATTCGCCATCATCTACGAGTTACTGGCGTTCGTCGATCGGGAGATGGCGGGCGACGGCGATGATGACGAGGAAGCGGTAACGGACCCGGAATAGATGAGCCCCAGGATCCAGCGGATGTGGTCGCAAATTGGCCTGAAAATCCAGGCGTCCGCTGGATCGCTCGCATGGTCAATCGTGAAGATGACCTGTGTCCTGGGGTTAGGAAGTGCGAATCGGCCAGGCATTTTATCTGTAACTCCTGCCTGGCCGAGTTCGAGAGCGAAGAGGACTGGCCACAGTGCGAGTGCGGGAGCAAGGATATCCAGGCTCAGCGCTGCGATGGCTGTCCTCTTACTTACCTGGATGACATCATGGGTAGTTGGGCGGGAAGGCTGGTTGGCCGGTCGATGGACCTGTTATCCGCCTGCAAGATGGGGATTGGGGTGAGGCTTAGCGATTTGACAACGCAGGAGTTCAGTGCCATGCAGATCATCGAGCAGGAGCGGAATAAGCGGATGTTGGAGAGACGGCAAGAGGATCAGGACAGGCTGGAGATGGAAGAGGCCACTAGGGGCTAGACCCGCTGCTCGCTCGGGTAACAACTACATCCGACGCACCAGCAGCGGGGGTCGGTGCAACCTTAGACAGTTATATAGTAGCACACTTACTCAGCCTTATACCACATGCTCGACAACACCCAACAGTACGACGTTATCGTAACCGGCGACGACCAGGGTCTGCAGGAAACCGCCAAGCGCAC